TGATGCGAGAACGACACGAGTTTGCGCCGGGCGTAGTCGTTGCCGCCGACCCACGAGAAGTGCCAGCCGGCGTCAGCCATGTGCGACGGGCAGGGCACCGTGTCACGGGCCAGACGCATCGTCAGCATCGCCGACTCGCCGAGCGTCTGCACCGTCGCCCAGGTGGCAGCGACCGTGCCATGCCAGCGGTGCGGATGCAGCCAGTCGACAGCGAACGGGTGGAACCGCATTCCGAACGGCACGAGGCCGGTCGGTCGGACGTTGCGCAGATGAAACCGGCGGGGGATCTCGTCGACGTCGCCGTGCAACACGATGTCGTGCGCCGCCAGGCCGAGCCCGGCGACAGCAGCCAGCGTGCGGCGCCGTTGCTCGTATTCGCGTTGCCACGGATCCGGTTCGGTGTCGACGTCGGGCAGGTCGTCGACGACGACATGCACGATCCGGTCAGCCCAGAAAGCGAACCGGTTGCGATGCTCGGCGAACCACAACGGCTTCGGGTCGCCCCGGAAGGTGGTGGTCGCTTCAACGATCACGATGTGGTCGACGATGTCGCCGATCTCAAACAGGCGGCAGAACAGCATGTCGAGCTCGTCGTGGAACAGGAACGTGTCGACGATCTTGGGGCGGGTCACCGCTGAGCCCGCCAGGCACGCTCAGCGTCGATGAACCCGACCCGCTCGAGCCAGGTGGTGCGATCGGTGTCGGCCCGGTCGACCGCTGCGGCGTAGACCGGGTCGCCGGCCCGCAGATCCTCACGCCCGTCGTAGCCAGGATGGTGATGAACGATCCGTGAGTCGAGGCAGGCGGTGAACGTGTTGCGGGCCTTGGCCAGCTCGACCAGTTCCTTGTCAGCAAACCAGTGCCCGTAGCCTTCGCTGATCAGGCTGCCCGGCCCGTCGAGGCTGGCACCCTCGTCGTCGATGTAGCTGCGACGCACGAAGAAGTGGTCAGCGTGGCGACCGGCAGCGACCTCAGGGTTACGGATCCGCCCCGGTTCGCTGTCGTTGGTGCCGACCACGTCATACCGGTCAGTGAGCGGCACGGCGGCCTCGAACCAGCCGGGCAGGAACTCGACGTCGTCACCGACGACCAGCACCCAGTCAGCGGTCGACGACCGCAGACAGGCGTTCACGTTCTGCGCGTAGCTGCGCCCCTCGATGCCTTCGATGATCCGTGCCGTCAGCGGTGCGGTTGCTGCGAACGACGACTCCAACCGTTGCCGGTTGTGGTCACGCACCAGCGGCACGATCACGTCGACTTGTTGCATCAGCGGCTTGTCGGCCGCCGGTGGCTGCGGTTCCAACGACCCGATCAGCGGCGCCCAGTGGCGCTGCCACACGTTGTCGACGCTGTAGTCCTGGGCGAACTCGACCGCACGCTGCGACAAGGCAACGAGGTCGTTGCGGGCGGCCAGGTTGAGCTTGGCGACGATGTCGTGGTGGAAGGCGGTGAAGTAGTTGCTCGACTGGCCCGGGTCGAACTCGAGCTGCCCGGCGACGGTCCAGCCGGCGCCGACCAGTTCGGCCTGCGCCGAGAAGTTCGACACGATCACCGGGGTGCCGCAGGCTTGCGCCTCAATCATCGGCACACAGAACCCCTCACCCTTCGACGGGGCGAGCAGCACGTCGCACGCCGAGTACAGCCCGGCGAGCATTTCGTCGGTGAGCCCGAGCCGCTGCGCGTACGGGTCGGTGAAGATCAGCGCCGACCGGGGCAGACCGGCGAGCATCGCCACCACGTTCAGGTTCAGCCGGGACCCGGCGGCACCGACGGCGTCGGTGTGCAACACGAGCACGGCGTGCGGGTTGGTGCGGTGGAACTCGGCGAACGCTCGCACCGCACCACCGAAGTTCTTGCGGTCCTGCGGGTCCTTGTTCATCGCCACCATCAGCACGGCGAACGCGTCCTGCGGGATATTGAACACGGTGCGAGCGTCGACCAGTTCGCCGCCGACCGGCAGATGCGTGGTCGGCTTGAACACGGTGGTGTCGACAGCGAGGGGCACATAGGACGGGCTGAGCCCGGCCTCGTAGAACTCGCGTCGCCCGAACTTCGACATCGCCACCGGCTGATGGCCGGACATGTGGAAGAACTTGACGACGTCGCCAGGCACCGGCAGGTGGTCGACCGGTGTCCACGGCAACACCTTGTAGGCGGCGAGGTCCTTGGCGATCGGGTTGAGGCACCACATGTCGGTGACCGGGATGATCCAGCCGGCCTGCGGGTCACCGTCGAAGAAGTGGCCGACATGCGCGGCGAGCACATCCAACGACTGATCGGTCCACCCGCTGGGGTAGAGCCTGATCGGACCCCATTCGGTCGGCCAGTCCTTGATGCCGACCTGATGCCCGTAGGTGCAGGCGACCGCCACGTCGTGGCCGGCCTGCTTCAGCTTGAGCGCCAGGTGCTTGATCTGCACGCCGTAGCCGGTGCCGACCAGCGGCGAGTTGCCGTACAGCATGAACTTCACGACGCCACCGCCCGATACTCGAGCGGACCGGCGCTGTACGGCCGGGTCGTGCCGACCCAGACGGTGCCGACGAGCACGTGGTCCGGGCCGTCAGGGGCGACGGACACGACCTGTTCGCCTTCACGTTCGACGCTGTGCAGGTCCTCGTGCATGGTGGCACGAGCGATCCGATGGATCGGCATGGGTTCCTCCTGGGCAGGGGGTGGGTGTAGGGCTTGCCCTGGGCAGAGGTGCAGCGCCCGGGCGCTGCGTCCCCCTGCCCAGGGGATCTGTCATCGGCCCGCTAGGGGCCGGAAGGTCACGCGTTCTGCAGCACCACGGTGACGGCGTCGACGTCGATGAGGTCGCCGTCGACACGCCACTTGGCACGGAACGTCGTCAGGTCCTTGTCGAACCCGAACGACGGGTCGGACTCGATGACCGGGTTGCCGACCTGGCGGACGTAGTACGCCGACATGTCACCGAAGGCGAGCGTGCGGGCGTTCGAGCCGGCCGCAGCCACGTTCGGGTCGGTGAACACCGGATAGCCCAGCAGGCGGTCCGGGGTGCCGTTCACGAGGCCGTTGGTGAGCGACGGCTCCCACAGCACCGCACCGATCGTGCCACCAGCGCCGTCCCGCAGCTTGCGGATCGTCCCGGCCGACGAGTCGGCCATCAGCCAGCCAGCCGAACCGCCCTGGCGGTACTCGTCGGCGACGCTGTAGACCGCATTGACCAGGACGTCGTAGGACGGGGTGAGCAGCGTGCCGCCGGTCTTCACTCGGGCCGAACCGGCCGTCATGATGCCGTTCGGCTCGTTCGTGCCGGTACCGACGACGAGGTCGGCGTCGATGATCCGGCCGAGCGCACGGCCCATGTCACGGCCCAGGAAGCCGGCCAGGTCGATGGCTGCGTCCTGCAGGAGCTCGTTGGCGACGGAGACAAGGCTGCCGTACTTGTAGGCGTCGAGCGCCAGCTTGGCGAAGCCGGGGTCCGTTCCGCCGATGGCGGTGCCCTGGGCGACGACCTGGGTGCCGATCGTGTGGGCCGTGAGCCGGGGGATCTCGAGCCGCTCACCGCTGGCGGTGGTCAGCTTGGTCGTCGGCGCACGGAACATGGCGATGCTGGCTTCCATGTACTCGTACAGAGTGCGGGCCAACGTGGTCGGCACCAGCGAACCCGAGTTGCCGGTGTCGCCGTACAGCGCACGGAACTCGGCGACGCCGCCACCCTGACGGAGCAGCTGACGCTCACGGATGACGGGCTGGATGTCGACCTCGTAGCTGCCCCGGCCGCTGGCCAAGAAGGCGCGCAGCTCGGCGTTCGGGTCGGCGACAGCGGCCTTCGGGGCCTCACCGAAGATGCGGGCGTTGATCTCGCGCACCTGCGCAGCCTCACGCTCGCGCTCCTCGCGATCGACGAGGGTCTTGACCTCGGCGTCGATGTCGTTCAGGCGCTCGTTGATCCGGTCCCAGGTCTGGCGCTCTTCGGCGCTCATCTCACGGCCGGCGGTGTCGTCGAGGAGGCGCTTGCCTTCCTCCCAGACCCGAGCGCGGGTCTCGTTCAGGGTGATGACGCGTGCACGGAGGTCCATGCCGGTCTCCTTTCCACAAGGTGAAGCACGGCCCTCTGGCCGTGCTGTTCAGGGGTGTGTTGGGAGCGACGACGTCAGGTGCAGGTGCCCAGCAGGGGCGGCGTGCGGCGTGGCGGAAGGTCGCGGGTGGGGATCAGCTCAGAGCCACGCCACAGGCGTCGCACGCTGATCCCACAAGGTGCGCAGCTCGTCGGTGACGACAGCTGCGACGATCTCGGGCTGCACGGGTGCAGGCAGACGGGCCTCGAGGGCAAGGATCGCCCGGCGCAGCTCGTCTTCGGTCATCTCGAGGTCGGTGAGCGAGTCGATGAACTCGTCGACCGACCGCATCACGCCGGAGGTCAACGTGTTTGCTCCGCGCCGCACAATCGAGACTTCATCAAGTTTCAGTTCGAGGATCGTGCGCTCGGTCATGTCCTTGTTCCACTTGTCTCGTGTGACCCACATACCGATCGACATCTGCCGCAGCTCGCCGCGCATGACTGCCGAACGAGCGATCACAACGTCACTGCGCATCGGGTCGAGGGACGCCCTGACGCGCAAGTTGGGGTCGGCAGCAAGTCGCAGCGTGTTGCCCCATGTGGAGGCCATCGGAACGTCTTGGTGACGATGGTTGACGTAGAGAGCAACGTCTTCTTGCCCGCCCGCTCGTCCCGCTTTCTTTGCGCGGTTCTCGACCTCGGCCAACGTCTTGTCGAAAGAGCCGGAGACAATCGTTTCCTGGAACTCGCCGTACTGGTCACGCACGAGATAGGGCACGTCAACTACGGATGCGACACCCTCAAAGACGAATCCGGCCGAGTCGTCGCGAAAGTCGTAGTCGAGGATGTCGAAGCTGCGGACCTGATGGCCGGCGCCACGGTCTTTGATCATTGAGGAACCTCCACGGTTCGGCGTCGACACGGCCACACGGACCGGCATCGGCGCATCGTCTTGCCCCTGGTCATCACCCTCACCGTCATCGTCCAGCCAACGGTCGCAGTAGTGGTCGCCACGCACCCAGTCAGCCCACAGCGTGCACCACACACGCACACCGTCAGCGTTGACGATGTCGGTGTCGTAGAACGCACAGTTGCCGCACGCACGGCCCTCGGGGACGTCGTCGGACACTGCAGGCCGGTAGCCGTCAGGCAGCGCCATCATCGACCTCGGTCGGTGCCAGCGGCGGCAGATCCTCGAGCTCACGGGCCTCGTCAGGCAGCAAGAACCCGGCACCGATGCCGGTCGCGTACGACGAGTAGCGGGCAGCCAGATCGGCGCGCAGCAAGGCGTTCACGTTGAACTTCATGTACCGGGGCCGCAGCATCAGCGACGACACGGCATGCTCGATGCGAGTGATCCACGGCAGCAACGTGACCTGCACCCGGCGCGTGTTCCGATCGGCCAGGTTGGCGTACGTCAGCGACGACCCGGCAACACCGATACCGAGGTCCGACGGGTCGACCAGGAACATCTGACCGGCAATCTCGGCGGCCGTGTACTGGCGGGTCTGCAAGAACTGCATCTGCTCGTTCGTGACGCCGGTCGGCTTCCAC